AAATCTGCGCTTAACGTAGAGTCCGATCCAAGCTCTCCTAGCTACATAGCTGGCTTAATAGCGCCTGCTGTAGCAACTGGCGTAGGCACTATGGCTAGGCAAGGCGCATCGTCAATCCGTAATTTCTTTGGTAATACTTTAGCTGAGCTAGGCGGTTACTTTGGCGGTGAAGCAGGCGCTCAAATAGGACGCGAGTATGGCGGTGATTACGGAGAAATGGCAGGCAGTTTAGTAGGAGGCATGGCTGCTCCTAGTGCGCCAAGATCAGAAATTATAGCAGCAGGACACGCATCTCCTCATGAGTTTGAGCGCTTTTCGATGGATAAAATTGGAACCGGAGAAGGAGCGCAGGTATTCGGTCATGGATTATATTTTGCCGAAAATCCTCGTGTTGTTGATGAGTATTATAAAAACTTCAATATGCCTGTTCTGCGTTTTAAAGAAAGAAATCTAGATACGCCTTATACTTCTGATTTAAGAGATAGATTCAAAGATGTTTACGAAAGCCTGATTGACTATGATGCAGCTAGAAAGTGGAGAGAGAATCTATTAGACAGAGCATATGACGCAGATTTAAATGAAGATGAAATAATAGAAAACTTAAATGTTCTTTTTAGAAAAGTTTTTGAAGGAACTGAAACTCCAACAGATTTTGACGCAATAGATTTTGATAAATTAGGAATCGATCCAAATGATATATATGACATAGCGGGTCAACAATCGACTTTAGACAATGTTTTAGGCGATCTAAGTCAAGCGCGGACTATGGAAGAGCTAGAATACGTTTTAGAAGGATTTAGTCCTGTCGAAATGAGGTTGTATCGAGATCTTGTGGAGCCTGAATTATCAGAGATTAGAGACAGCGCAAGTAGATATGATGTAAACCTGAACGTAGAACCTGATGAATTATTAGACTGGGACGCACCATATAGCAAGCAGCCAGAAAAAGTTAAAAAATTATTAGATGACGTACTGACTCTTAATGGCGTGGAAAGCTACATACCTAAAGACACTGGCTCTAAAGTTTATCTTGGTGTTGCAGATTCTGCCGATCTAAGAGGTAGTGATATATACAGGATTATCACTGATCAGTTGGGAAGAATGCCTGATTCTGCATCTCGTGAATTAAGCGCATCTGGAGTCAAAGGTATTAAATACCTTGACGGCATGAGCAGGAGCGGACAAGAAGGCACTAGAAACTACGTCATATTTGATGACTCTCTAATAGACACTAAGCGAGTCAATGACAAGCTAACTCCAAGTTGGATGGATCAAGGCGCTAGAATGCAAAGAGCGCAAGACCTTGGTTATGACACTAGCCGTCCGTTATACCACTACACAGACAAACTAGAGAATGAAACCGAGCTTAGCTCATTACAGCCTAGTCCTGAAAATGTCCAAACTAAGCTAGGCAGAGGAATCTATACGTCTCCTAATCCGCAATATGGTGACAGGTATGTCAGGCAAGGCCGTGATTTATCTGAAGGATATAACGAAAATGCGCGCGCAATACCTGTCTACGCCAGAGGTAAATTAGCCACTGGTGATGAATACGAGGCGGCATACAAGGCCGCAACAGACAGCCTTGGCATACAGAGAGGTGTTGTAGATCAGCAGACCAAGCTCAAAATTAGAAGCGACATACAGAACAAGGCGCAAGAAATACTAAAGGAGCAAGGCTTTGACGGTGTGCAGTTTATGGATGAGGTTATGATATTTGATCCTAAGAATGTACGCTCCATTAATGCTGAGTTTGATCCAACTAGAGCTGATAGCGCTGATCTTTTGTCAAGCAGACAATCTGAGCGTCAAATGTCAGCATTAAGAGGAATTGCATAAAAGTATTGATTTTTGCCAAATTATGGTATATTTGACCACTAGCGAACGTCGCGCTTTCTCGACGGCATGGAACGTCACCATTTATTTGACGGCATTACAGTAGGTGTAACGATGGAACCAGAAGATATGGTCGATGAGACTCAGATCGAAGATGTTGAGTTTGAAGACGTAGAAACTGAAGATCCTGTAGAGGATTCCGAGTCATCAACGGATAGTGGTGAAGACCACGAAGAATCCACTAGGCCGGTGTTTAATGCGGTACAGCAGAAAGCATTTGAGAAGGCAATCAGCGAGAAGGTCGGCAAGATAAAAGAGGCCGAGCGAAAAGCTGAAGAATATCGCCGAAGACTCGAAGAGCTCGAAGCGCAAGTGCCAAAAGAAGCTCCGCCCGAAGTGCCTAGCGTGCCTGACTTCTATGCTATGTCGGATCGAGAGATCCAAGAGCAGTTGAGGTTACGCGATGAGGCAATAGCTAAGCGAGCTGAGTACGACGCAAGACAACAGTCAATACAAGCACAAAAGCTTGAAATGCAACGTCAACAGCAAGCTGAAGCGCTAAGAGCGCAGAATGAGAAGATAGCTAGTTATGCCGAAAGAGCTAAGAAGCTTGGCGTAAAGAGTGAACAACTCCAAAGCGCGGCTAACAAGATTGGGCAGTTTGGGATCAATCCCATGCTTGCCGAGCATCTAATTGATTTGGATGATGGAAGTCTTGGAACGCTGTATTTAGGAGAGAATCTTCTAGAACTGGACAAGTTGTCATCTATGCCTATCAACAAGGCGTTGCTGTATCTTGATCAGACCATTATGCCGAAGGCAAGAAAACTTAAACCTAGTGTTAATGCCGCTCCAGATCCCGTTGATACGCCGAGAGGCGCAGGTGTAAGACCTAAAGTCGGCGGAGTGAAAGGAGCAACTTATGAATAAAGAGGTGATCCAATCATGGCTAACAATCTTAATAGTAACGTCACTCGGAAGGTCGCACGCGTCTTCCTAGAGGCTTTTGAAGCTTCTCGTGTACTGACAAAGACAGTTGATACTCAGCTGCTCTCTGGCAAATTTAATCCGTCTTCAGGTTCAACTGTAGACTTCAAGCGTCCTCACGACTACAACAGCATCCGTACTTCTGGCGGTGACATCAGCTCTTCTACTAAGTCTGACATCATTGCAGGTAAGGCAACAGGTACTGTACAGGACTACTTCACTGCAGCCACTGAGTGGGGCAATGTTGAAGAAGCTCTTGAGCTTGACCAGCTCGATCAGATCCTTGAGCCAATGGCGCGTCGCATCGTGACTGACATGGAGCTCGATCTTGGCGCATTCATCCGCAAAAATGCTTCTCTCAAGTATGGTTCTCACGGTACTGCCGTAGACGCTTGGGGCGACGTTGCAGGTGCAGGCGCGTTGATGGACTCTGTTGGCGTTCCTATGAGCAACGAGAAGTATTACATCATGAACCCATTCACCACTACTGCGCTGTCTTCAGCTCAGAACGGTTTGAATGCAGCTGACGGCCTTGTTCGTACAGCATGGGAAAAAGCTCAGATCTCTAGCAACTTCGGTGGCATGATGGCTCTGACTTCTAACGCTCTGTCTAGCTTCACTTCTGGTGACTCTGCAGACCGCGTTGGTGCTCTTGCTTCTACTCCTGATGCAACTTACGTTACTGCTAAGGACACTATGCAGCAGACTCTGAGCATCTCTGGTCTTGACGGAACTGTTATCCGTGCAGGCGACATGGTTACTATCACAGGCGTCAACCGTCTGAACGTAGCAACTCGTCAGCCTATGATCGATGCAACTGGCGCTCAAGTAGCTTGGACTGGCACTGTTGTAGCTGACGCTGCTATCTCTGGCGGTGCTGCTACTGTTGTCGTATCAGGCGCTGCAATCTACGAAGCTAACGGTCAGTACAACAACGTAACTGCAGCTCCTACTAGCGGCGACGTTGTAACTATCCTTGGTGCTGCTTCAACTCTGTATCAGCCTAACCTGTTCTACACTAAGCAGGCATTCGGTATTGGTACTGTTAAGCTGCCTAAGCTTTACTCTACTGACACAATCGCTACTACTAGCGATGGTATGAGCATCCGCGTATCTAAGTATGCAGACGGTGATGCAAATACTCAGAAGATTCGTTTCGATCTTCTCCCCGCTTACGCTTGCTTTAACCCGCTCTTCGCAGGTCAAGGCTTCGGCGTATAGCCTTTGTGGTGTAGGCGTTGGGAGCTTCGGCTCCCGCGCCTCTTTTTAATATGAAACCCGCTAAAGGTAAGGCAAAAGTAAAAGTAACCGCATCAGGCAAGAAGGTCTCCTATGGGCAGGCCGGAAAGGCCAAGGATGGCGGTTCTCGCGTTCGTGCAGGAACAAAAAAAGGCGACTCCTATTGCGCAAGATCTTTAGGTATTAAGAAAGGATTGCCAAAGGAAAAACAGAACGATCCGAATACTCCCAATAACCTTAGTCGTAAGCGTTGGCGGTGCAAAGGCGCTAAATCAATGAGAGCTAAGTATGAGTGAAGGTCTGTACGCTAATATTCACGCTAAACGCAGGCGCATTAA